TCACCATTCCAGAACATTTTACCAAATCCTTTCGGCATACCAGAGCCAGAGAACGCAGACGGAGGAGGCCCGACTTCAATGCTTTCATAACCCTCAGCACCAACCAAGAAAGCGAACTCATAAGGAGAACCGCTGACAGGGTCAAGAGAGGTATATGAAGGTGACGGAACAGACTCACCAACATTGTATGCATTAGGGTCAAGTTCACGCACTTCCGGTGCAGTAAATGAACCATCAACCTTCATACGCAAAGGTTTGTCCTCAAGCACGCAAGTAATGCGACCAAACAAGGAACCCTTGAAACGGTCGTTAATCACGTCAAGTGAGCAGTTCTTGTTGTTCAACAGCCACGGGTCAAAGGTAAACTGATTAAAAGCTTCGGACGAGCAGACAAGCACATACTTATCAGCCATTCCTTCACTATCTTTCGGGATACCAGAGCCAGAGAACGGAGGAACACGAAGGTCGGTTTCCATCACCGTCAGCAGTTTGTTAAGAGTCTGGAACGATAAGTTACCAGTATTACCAATCTGCGGAACAAGTGTTTGCAAGAAACCTTGTGTTTTACCATCAGTGCCAGCCAAGTTACCAACACCAATAGGTGCAGCAATAAGTGGGTTAACAGCATCAGGAAGCCACACCCAAGGAGCAGCATGGAATACACGGCCACGAAGATAAATATCTTCAAAGCGCTCTTCCTTCTCCATGATATCTTGACCACACGCATCAACGTGGTCAGTCAAGAAATCACGGAAAGACGGAACAAAGTTAAGGACATTGCTTTCAAAGCGATGCCGATAAACCTGTTCGTCAATGCTGCGTTCACGAATATCAATTACGTCCTTTTTCGGAGCAACTGAAATTTCGTTAGGATAGGCAAACTGCCGAATGTGCGGAGAAGGTTCCTTTGTAACGGAACGCATCGTTGCACCCATATTCGGGGTCCACTTAGTTTTACCGAAGAAACGACGCCAAGTCGTCCAAGTTTTACGACGCTCCACTTGCATTTTGGCAAGATAGAAAGGTAACTTGTTATACAAGTTTACATCCTGTTCTGTCCAACCGGAACAAATGTTAGCATCGATGGCAGGAATAGTAGCCAAAGGCATAAGTTATTTGTGTTAAAGTTTACTAACAATCGCTGGTTTATGATTCTATCAAACCAACAAACGTAGTTTCCGGCCCAAGAAACAGTTAGAAGCCATCGAACATGGAGTGCTCAACCTCCGTAGAAGCAAGAGACTTAAAGCAACTTTTATGCCAAGTGCTTTAGTAAAGTATAAGGCGCTGTCGCTCGCTCCGCATTAGACGACCCTTGCAGAAGAACACCACAGGCTCGCGGAGCGTCTTTGGGCCTTTAGTGCAAGAGTTATGCTGCCGCCTTCGGCGTCAGGCACAACTCTTGCGCCGCGCAACCACACCCGAACGTCACAGCATAACGTGACGGTTATCGCAAAGCCACTTGAACACTTTGGCAGTAGCTTTGACATCCGAAAGAGCATCATGTGCTCCTTTGAAATCTTCTTTGAAACAATACTGATATGCTTCTTGAAGTTTCGGCCATTTGTAAGTTTGTCGCTGTGAAGCAAGTTTGCAAATTGGTGTCATTAACTCCATTGTGCAAATAAACTTCCTATGAGACCAGTCAACCTTAAAGTCTGACTGTTGATTTTCAATGTCGACAAGCTGCGAGTCGAATCGAATGTTGTGTGCAACAACTTTGTCTGCCCTGTTCAAGCAACTGTTAAACAGTGGCATAACATTGCTGATATGCTCGCCAAACTTATTGCACTGGTCTGTGCTGATTCCGTGTGCCACTTGTGCGCCAGATGACACTGATTTACCGGTCGGCAGTTTAACCAAAGACTTAAAACAAGACAACTCTTTGAAGTTATCATCTAGCACAAGAAATGCTAGTTGAATAATTCTTGCTTGTGCTGGATTGTCTTTGGGGAGATTCTTGAAAGGGAATCCAGTTGTCTCTGTGTCAAAGATGAGAATCATTCGTCAGCCTTTACTTTAGCGAAATCATCCATTGTTACTTCACCCTTATTAGAAGTATTGTCAGCCGACAAGCCAGATGCAGTAGGGCCAGCTTTTGTTTGGGCTAACTTCTTCTTGTCCTCAACAGTAACAGTTGCTTTTCCTGTCTCGACGGATTTCAATTTTGCAAGTAGAGCATCTATGGAAGTCAATGCTTTGGCAAGAGGCGAAGCAAGTATGTTCTTCTGGACAGCTTTTGGCATCTTGCTAAGTGTATCTTTGTAAATAGCATTGAGAGGTGTTTTGTCATCCTCAAACACTTTGAAAAAGTCTTTCTCCCATGTGCGAATACTGTTGGTGAGTTCTGTGTGTTTCGATGAATACTCTGCCTTAACGCGACCAAGAGACTGTTGAAACTGTGATGCTTGTGAGTTAGCATTAAAGAACAAAGATTCCAAATAAGACTGTGTTCTCTGGTCAACTTTCTGTTTTGCAGCATAGACAATCTGCTTTGACACAGGGTCACGTTGTAGTGTAACAAAGTCTGTTGCTCCTTGACGAACATTGTCCAACTGCTCACGCCAATGTTCTAGGACAAGTTGTGCTTCATTAGCAGCAGTTGCAGCTTGATTATATTCAGGGGTTAAAGTGTAAGCTTCTGGATGTTCATAGTATGTCTCTGGAATACCACCAGCTTGTGCAATAGGAGGATTCTTCTTCAACTCTGCCAGTTCAGCCTGTGCTTTGGTGGCCTCAAGATAGAAAGGCTTTAGGGTGTTAAAAGCATCATTGCCCATTGTCTTGAACAACGGGACAACATTCTCCGGCAAGCCAGAATAATCTCTAGCAATAGCACCTTTCTTTCCAATAACAGGTTGACCAGCCGCTTTCACTTCTGCAGCAGGTTTAGCGACTATCTCTTCTTTTTTAACTTCGGAGGCTGGAACTACCTCAGCTTCAACCTCCTTAACAGGCTCCTTTTCTTTCGACATTTCTGGCATATCTTTGACAGCACCGAAGCTATCAAAGTTTATCTCTGGTTCTGTCGAAGTTACTTCTGCGACAGGAGTTTCTACTGCTGCCTCTGCGACAGGAGTAGCTTCACCAGAGGGAACACCGTCAGGACTGATTTCATTTGTTGCTGGCATATTTACCTACGACTTTCCGAAGCATGTTTGCTTCTATGAGTTTATGGACGATTTGTTTGTTGTTGTCTGACTGATGATTAACAAGCGCCAACCCGATAGCATCAGCTACTAGCGAGTCAGATTGTGCAAGTAATTCTTTGAATACTTGTTGTGTTCTGGAAGAAGAAAGCCAAGCATGACGAGCGTTTAATGTTTCAGCATCTTCTTCCACGATAGGTTCTTTGTCTGCGGAACCATGAAGTGCAGCATAGTATTTACTCATTGCAGAACTGCACCTTTCTGTTGGCCATGCTCAACTGACTGTTTAATCTTGTCTCCTTCCATCATTAACTGACCAAGTTTAGCTTGGTCTTCTGGCGACAATTGTTTGATAGTGACATCGTGCTGTTTAACAAGTTCTTGACACAGCGTTGTAAACCCTGCAATAACTTGGCCAGCTTGTGCTAATTGCTGTTGCAACTGTGCTTGTTGATTTTGTTTTCCTTGTTCAATAACTTTAGCATATTGCTCTCCTTTGGAAGGATAAGACAAACGAATAAGGTCAGCGAGAAACTGGTCAGCAAGTGCTGTCTTTTGAACTACTGCCCAATCTTGTTTCATCTGTTGCAGTAACTCAGAACGCTGCACAACATCAACATCGCCAGCCGCCCTAACTTCAAACACTTGTTTAATGGTGTCAACGTCATTGTGCCAGTTTGGTTTGGTCATCGGTTGACCATTTTGAATGACAGGCTGCTGTGTTGCTGGATTAAGGACAGGTGTAGGAGTATTGATTAACAGAAATGTGATAAGATTCTGTTGTGCCTGTGACTGAGCAATCTTCCAGCACAAAGAATAGATAGCACGAATGTAGGAAGAAAACAGTGTTAGCTGAACAGAGTTAAGAAGATTGGATTGCTGTTCTGCCAGTGACATTTCTTTTGCTGTCTTACGTGAATCTTCACGATTCATTACAGCAAAGTTAGTCTGGTTGGTTTCTTGTGAGTTGGTGGTGTCCATATACTGCAAAGCTTTCAGAATCTGAAAGTCAGGATATGGAGCAGAGAAAAAGTTGAAAGGTTTGTTTAGAACAGTTCCACCTTCAATTGGATTGTCAGCTATCTCTTTGACAGAATTGCCAGAACCGTCATCCTGCGCAGGAGAGGCAAGAATCTTTGTAGCCCGCGAAACACCATTAACAAAAGCTGACAGAACACCAGTTTGCGCTTCTTGTTTAGGCGCATCCAAGAATACTCTGCCATGTTTCTCTACCAATTTTGGTTTCTCTGACTCACGATAAGGTAGAATAAAGTATGGATACTCTGTCAAACTAACCGATTCCCAAGAAGTAGTTGGTTGTTGTGTGATAGGGTCAATGCTCTGCTGTTCTTTGTCAATTCCAAGATAAAGATTTTCCGGCGCTTTAAGCCAGTCAGAAACTCCATCTTCAACAGAGAACCACGCTACCTTGACAATGCCCTCTTCCTTATACATGACTTTATGTATACGACAGGTTTCACTTTCTTTCTTTCCTTCTTTGCGAGCGTTGACAATTTTGTTTACTTCCGAAATATTCCAGCCAAATTGTTTGACGAAAGTCTGCAGTTCGATTAGTGAGTAGTCGTAGGCACGAATTACACGAGGAGCTTGCTGGATATCTTTAGTTGTTCTAGGCCAGAATAAACTGTCAAAACCAACGTGTTCAATACCAATGTTAAGAGGCTTGGTAGAGTCATAGATCACCTCAACACTATCCCAACCATGTGTTGCAGCACCATCAACAGTCTTGTAGTGAACTTTCTCCCAATCTTGATATGTCATTCCACGGGTAAACTCTAGTTCAATTTTGCTGGTGTCAAGGTCTGGAAGTGACAGACAGTTGAAGATGCAGATACGACGAGAATTCTTGAGATAGTTGATGTATGGAGGCTGCTCTCGTTGGATGTTTGTATCAATGATACGGACAGGAATCATTGTCTCATCTTCATCAAGAGTTCCCTCACGACGCAGAACTTCAACAGAGAACTCTACATCACGAGTTTTGCGATTCTCTTTGGCCTTCTCACGAAAGTGTTCCCAGTCATTTATGAGAGCCTTTAGTTTGATGGATGCAGTCTGGAAGTCAGTCACCGTGCTAATCTTCTCAGGTTGTTCTGCATCCTTTAGGAGAGCACTATTGCCAGGTTGAAGTTCATTCATATTAGTCTTGTGACTCCTTGGCTTCGTTGAAGTCGTCAACAGTCACTTCTTTCTCGTTACGCAATTCTTCGTCACGCTGATATGCCATGTCACGGATGAACGATAACTGTTCTTTGGTGGCGTCTTTGATAAGCTCCATTACTTGCATCTGGAATTCTTCGGTAAGAGGGACTTCTGCTTCGCTAACTTCCTTCTCTCCCTTGTCAGTTCCTTCTTGAGTTTCTTCCGGAGAAGTTGCACCAGTTTTATCAAGCTCATTGTCTTCCTGTTCAGGTTGTTCTTTTTCAGTTGTCGGAATAGATGCCATATGTATCTTCTTTGTTGTTTGTTTTGCCAACACCCAATGCTACTTGCAAAGAGCCTTTGGCTTTGTGTTTACCACCAGTATTACCTTGAATCATTTCGTATTCTTTAAAAGTAATACCATCATAAAAATCTTGGACTTCCTGCGAAGTCTTTAGAACCTTTCGCTTTGGTTCATCGTCTTTCTTGACCCGTGTTTCTCCTAGAAAATCTTCTATAGTTAAACCGGAGAAAGTAAGACAAAATGCATCCGCTCTGTCCGGCGAGTGTTGTCCCTCAGCCTTAGCTTCTTTCTTTGGTTGAAGAAAAACGCGGCCACCTTGCTGTTGTTTGAACTTACGCGATACCAACTGTTCTCTGCACTTACGAGAAATACCTTTAAGGTTAAAGCACTTTTCCTCAAAGATTCGACGAACATTGAAATACAACTCCGCACCACGATTGCCAAATCGTTTGCGATTATAGGCTGCCGATTGATTAAGAACTCTGTGAATTGTCCAGCCATACTGCTCGCCTGTTAGCATATCTATTACAGCATGACCTATGCCACCATCGTCAGCAAAAATATAATCGTGAGTTTTAGATATGCCCATTCTAGTAAGTCGCTCATTAAGCCAGCGAGCAGTGACAGTGGTGTCTTTCTCGACAAGGAACTCCTCTGATACTATCTTAACTCCTCGGCAAGCAGTAATTACTGTTTCATCACCACCAGCAGCTATATCAATACCAATGCGAAGTGGCCAAGATAAGAAGTCAAAAATAGGCGGTTCAGCTATGAGTAAGTCAACAATAGTGGCAGGGATAACTGTCTCGGTGTCAAGGTAGGTGAACAAGGCTAGATGCTTGGAACGATACTCTGGAGAGTCTTCACCCAACTCTCTCTTATCTTCTTCTCTTTCTTGTTCACTAATGTGTGGACAATCATACGACGTAACCGAACGTCCTGTTTTCCAATTAGTGGCAGCATAATGGAAAGCGCCAATGGGTGCACCGGGAGAAGATATTTCAAGCCAGTAGTTGTATCCAGTGCATCTTTTAAGTGCTTTATGGATGTCTTCGGGAATTGATTTGGACTCATTTTTAATGATAGCCATCTCTGCATTTGGCTCTAGTGGATGGTATCCCTCTGCTTTACCAGCTTCGTCTGTTGCAAACATCCGTATTACAGAACCAGACTTGAGACAACGAATGTAACGCTGACGTATCTTAAAGATTGGTGTTCCTAGTTTCTGATTAACACGTTCTGCAAGGGAACGAATATAGGATTCTGTTTGTGCAGTAAGCTGTGTTCCAGAAGCTGACGTAATGATTACTTGTG